CCCGGCCACGGGCGGCGGGTTGGTATCGTAGAGCGAGGCTCCCACACCGGTATTCATCTTGGCCTTGGCGGCTGCCACTCCCGCCTTGCCGCCCGGGGTCTTGCGCTTCCAGGCAAACCGCGCATAGGAGCGCACAATAGTGGCCCAGTCCTCGAGGAACTCCTTGTAGGCGCGGGACCAGTCCAGGCCGGAGAAGACCTCGGGCACCCCGAAGCGCATGTGGGCGAAGCCCCCGACCTTGACGTGGTGGATGCGCACCGACCAGTCCACAGAGCGGTTCTGGCCGCCCACAGCATACGTGGTGGGCTTGGCGGCGGGGTCATACTGCCAGTCGGGGAGCAGCACTTCCTGGCGGCGGTTGCGGGCGTCGTTCCAGGCGCGCAGGTAGTACCAGGGCTCTCCCCGATCGTCGGGGTTGGTCACGATGTCCCGGATCTCCTCAGCAGGCATGGATCGCACGCGCACTTCTCCGGTGGCGATGTTAGTGAAGATGGCCGTGAACAGGTTGCCGGCTACCTGCAGCTCCACTTCCTTGGCACCAAGGGCGGACTGCCGGAACTCGCTCCTATTGGCAGCCAGGAACGCCTGCACCACCTCGTTGACCTGCTCATCCTCGGCCCGGATGCTGACACCCTGCCCGAACACGTAGAGGCGCTGCACTTCCACGCCGCGGTTGATGAGCGGATTCTTGAGGTAGCTGTAGCGGGCGATCTGCATGATGCGGTCCAGGCCCTCGCGGGAGAACTCGCGCTCGCCCTCCATACCGAGGCGCACCCAGCCCACGTCTTCAAGCGCCAGCTCCAGCGCGGCCAGGCGCTCTTGGAGCAGCTCCATCTCCGGGGAGTCGTATACCACCGGCGCGGGAGCCGAGGTGCGGAAGATGTCAAGGATTCCCATGCTACCTCCCCCTAGAAGGGGCTGATGCTGACCGGGTCGTAGAACTCCACCATGGCGTCCGACTCCATAACCGGGTCGCGCCAGTACGCCTGGATCACCGCGTCCCCTGAGTCTGTCGAGCGCCCGAGTCGCTTGCGGATCTCGTCTTTGCTCTCCACCTGGATGCGGCCCCCGCTCATCACGCGCCACTTGGGAGCGGTGAGATCCCCAATCAGCAGGTCATCGGGCGGTAGCTCCAGGTCGGCCCCCGACGTCGGGTCCAGCAGTTCGCGCATGTTCCACCAGGCGGCGGAGCGCTTGTTCACAAACCCCAGCTCCCCAGAAGAGTCGAGCGCCGGCGTTCCCTCCGCGGCGTTGAAGGCCACCACCGCCATGCCCATCTCGCGCAGCCTGTCCACCACTCCGGCGCCCAGGCCGATCACGTCCACCACGGCGTAGCCTCCCTGGCGAAGGACCCCGGCCACCCGGCCGGTGGTGGCCATGGTGTCCTCGAGGCTGTAGCGACGCAGCTCCTCGATGCGCACTCCGTGCCGCGGGGCCAGTACCGTATCGTCCGAGCCGGACCGGGCCACGTCCACCCCCAGGCAGGTCATGGCGCCTCGGGTAGCGCCCGCCTCCCAGCGGGCCACAGCCGCCTCCACCCACGAGAGCGGTATCACGCTGTCCTCTTCACTGGAGCAGAACTGCCCCAGCACGCGGTTCTGGTAGACCGCCGACTGTTCTCCCCACTGCCGCTTGCGCTGCTCTGCCCACTGCGGGCTCACGCGCCCGGCGGCGATTGCCTCCTCGAGGGTGACGTGCCGCACGTGCCAGTCCTCAAAGCCAGCCGCCCGGCGGTGAATGTCGTAGAAACGGCCGATGGGCTCGCCCGGCGTGGATACGGCCAGGGCCAAGGCCTCAAGCTCGTTCCCCTCCCCCGCGCCCGCAAACGCGCCCTCGGCTGCGTCCCAGGTGCCCTCGGGGATGGTCTTGGACTCGTCGAAGAGGTACAGGATCCTGTCAGCGTGCGCGCCCTCGATGAGCGCCGGCTGATTGCTGGCCACGGCGGAGGCCGCCCCGGTCGAGAGCTTCAGGTTCAGCATCAGCAGTTCGGCGTCGGTCACGGGGGCCCGGCCGATGCGATCCCACCGGATCAGCCGCCCCCACTTGTGGATCTCCGGCCACAGGTAGACTTCCAACTGCCGCCAGGCCGACGCCGTCGTGATGATCTTCCAATCCTCGCCGTCGCGGGTGAGTGCGAACCACCACACCACCCAAGCCGAGAGCGCCGTCTTACCCAGACCGTGCGGGCCGCGGACGGCCACTCGGCGCTTGACAGGTAGTTCCGCCACGATCTCTTCCTGGTAGGGCGTCGGGCCCTTCCCCGCCGGCCAGCGAATGCAGTCGCGCAGGAAGCCGACCGGATCAGACCAGTAGCGACGGGAGGCACTATTCCTCTGCGCCTGCCTCCTCCACTGCCTCCGCAGCTTCTCCTCTTTCAGCAGCCTCGGCGGCGGCAATGGCGGCATCAAGTTCTTCGTCGGAGAGGTGCGAGAAGTCATACTCATGCTGGATCGGCCCTCCCTCCGGGCCGGAGAGTTCGCGGCGAACCGGCGCATACAGCCCCAGGTACTTGGCGCGAATGTCCAGACAGCGCAGGAGCCGGTCGATGGCCCCCAGGTGCCCGGCCTTGACCTGTACCCACAGCGCCAGGATGGCCCGCTCCACGCGCATCAGGTCGATCTGACGCAGTGTTTCGGCGTCCTCCTCGGTCCGTGCGCGCTCGCGGTCCAGGCAGCGCCTGACCAGTCGGTACGCGCCCGACTCGCTCATCTCCAGTTGCTCGCCGATCTCCCCGTAGGTGGCGCCGGCCAGGCGCAGGGCGATGCCCTTGCGCTCGCGCATCACACGCTCAACTGCTTTGGGTGTGGCCTTCGTTGCCATCCAGCACCGCCTTCCGCCCCGTGAACTCCTCCCAGCGCCGGACGATCACGTCGCTTCTTCCGCCTGTGGCCAGGACACTTCGATCTGGCCGCAGGCGGCCGTCGCCCGCCTCCAGTCCCCCTTGCAGAACACCAGAACGTTCTGGTGTGTCTTGCCCAGCTTCCGCCCCGACTCGAACTGCTTCCCCGCGCGGATAGGCAGCGAGCCGATGGGGTTCACCAGGATGGCCTCGTCGTAGAACCGCGCCCCCGCGTCCTCGAAGGCCCGTATGGTATCGGGCACCAAACCGTAGTAGAAACCGTCGCGGCCCCTGGCCTCCCCCACTACAAAGGCGGCGAAGCGATCCTCCGCCAGCATAGAGACAGCCGCCGCTATGATCTCCCGATAGGACGCCCGAAAGTCCGGGTAGGCCATAGCCGAGATGTCGCGGGGATCGTCCGAGTACACCTCAAGATCAGCGTAGGGCGGACACGAGAATACAAAGTCATAAGATCCCGGCACCAGCGCCGCCAGATCGCGCGAGTCACCCACACACCAGACGGGCTGATTGTCACCGCACACTGTTTCTGCCTGCTCACGATTGGCCTCTACTTGTCGGGCCGATAAATCAACACCCACGTACCGCCGCCCCAGCAGGGCCGCCACAATGCCGCGCACACTACCGCCGGCGAAGGGATCCAGCACGGAGCCTTCGGCCGGGCTAAACCACCGATACATCAGCTCACAGAGGGTCGCGTCAAAGACGGAGGTTCCTGTCTCCGACAGCCCGCCGCCGGTCTGATTGTTGACGTAGTAGTCGGCGTCGAACTCGGCGGTGGTGATCGTGCGCCCCAGCCGCTTCTCCGCATCTCTCTTCTGCCGGTAGTAACTGGGATCGCGCCCGCTGTTGCTGCGCAGCGTGAGCCCCTCTGCCTTCCGGGCCTTAGCCCTATTGAGCGGCATTGCGCCCCCCCCCGGAACAGCGTTTGCCTGGCGTCGCCCCATACTTTGCACCTACCTTGTACCGCTATATGATGGAGCCATGGTTACCAAACTTTCCCTTCTCCAAGACGCCGCCCGCGCTGGAGACTGGCGGCAGGCGTTGCGCATAGCCTCGCGCTTCCCGCGGCTGGGTAGCGACCGCGCCGTCATACTGGCGGCGTGGGAGGCTGTGGCCCGCCCCGACTTCCAGCGGCAGTTGGGCAGAGAGCCCGAGGCGCTCATCGAGGCCGGCATCGCGGCGCTCAAGAGCCGCTTTTCTCTGTAGTCCCCAGCACATGCTCGCCGCGCATAAGGTCCTGCCCGAAGCAGCGCGCGAACCGCTTTCCGTCCCCCGATCCCTCACCCGCAGAACCGCCGCGGCCTAACTCGCTCCTAATACCCAGCGCCAGCCAAGCGCGTTTGCGTTCCTGCCAGTATCCCTGCCGGGCGTCAAGCACCGAGAAGGGCGGCACTAGAAAGCGATCCGCCAGGGTTGGGCGAGGGGCCGCCGCCGCGTCCGCCGCGTCCGCCGCGGCGGCGATTCCGCCC